TTATTGTATTCCCCCTGAGTAATAATTCACTGTCTGACCCTCAATCTCACCTTGTAACAGCCGTCCGCTGTACTGAAACTGGCTTCTAGGCTCAAGGCGTAACCGACCTTGCTTGTCAGCCAGAATCACATATGCCCTACCATCTTTAACTAACTCACCCGTAATACGCCATTTATCCGATAACAGCGTGGCAGACTTCACAGAGCTAAGAACCGAATTAACAGGCGATGTTATGACTGGCGAAGATGGATTAACGGAAACGTCCTGTTTCTGGCTTTCAGGATTTAAATACTGGTTAAAATATTGATAAACAAAGTAGACAGAAACCAGAACACCCACAGGAACAAGCACTATTAACATCAATACCTTAGTGGATGAAAAAATAGACTGCCGCCTATCCGTTTTTAGCGTGTTAGGATTATTCCCTTCAACCGATTTATACAGTTCAAAAATCGCCTTATCGTATTTTTCCTGATAATAATTCATACGATTAGACTTCGTGATTTTCACACCCTGAAAAACGTCAACCCGATAACGGCTACCAAAACCTAAAGCAACGTGCCTTTGCATACGGTAAGTTGTTTCGATACGGGCTTTAATAAAACGGGGAATGTCGGTTACAGTCTGATTAATCACGACCAAATCAGACATGACCCCCGTTTCTTTATTCACAAAATGCCCATGTTCGGCAATAAAAGAACGGTGATTCTTGGGGATATCCTTATCACTACCCCAGACCCGCCAGACTTCATCAATCACCACCAAATCCCCTGCCCGACAAAAGGTGTCGCGGTTTTCCATCGAGGGCAAAAAGTTTTCATCCAAACATTGGCTATTTTCAACAAGCACCAACTCGCCCAAATCATCAGACGACAATTTTTTATTCTTTTTCAAGCAATAGGCTTTGATTTTTTCTTCATTCAGTCCGTAAATATTCGAAACCACTCGACGACCGGACGCAATCACCGTAACAATCACCGATTTAACGACCTCGTAAGATTTTCCTGAACGAGGCACGCCCACTTAAGCCGTGATAGGCATCCTTACCCCCTATTTAACCGATAATCGGCAAGCGACGAATAATAAAACGCGCCAACATGGCAGAAATCACCATCGGCACACCTAACGGAAATTGTAAAAGATTAAGAAAATACCAAATAGAATCGGGCAAGGCGCTGAACAGCACTGCTAAATTAGTCGATTTAGGAAGAAACCAATCGATAATAATCGGGATAAATTCCGTTGTGATATAAAATAACGCAAAGAATAAAAAAAATTTGGCAACAATGCCTTTAAAAATAAAACCTAATCCCTCACTGAACACTATTTTCAATAAACGCCCCATATTATCCCCTAGGCACTTAATAATTTACGCAACGCAATGAACCCCCAGACCAACGAAAAAATAGACTCAATCACGCCACTGTTCTCTTCAATTAACGGACAATGCGAGTCGATTTTCCCCTGATAACGCATATAGGAAATATTGATATCCCAGACCGGACATTGAGCTGGGCGAGACGGTAAACTAAAATCCTGTAAAAAAGGAAAAAAAGATTTATACGGCTATAATATTTGTTCCGCCGTTGGCATATCTAAATCCGGATATTTAACCTCTCCGCCAATATCATCCTCTTTATTTTTATTATTATCTTTATTTTCGTCTTTAATATCCGGTAACATTAAACTGGCTATTTCTTTATTTAACGCCTCTTTACTTTTAATCTCGTCATAAGGTTTAACGGGTTTCAATAATTCTATGAGCGGAATAGAATCCGTTTTTAATGCTGCTTTAATTTCGGCTTCCGTTACCGGATTGGTAGTATTAACCGGAATGCCTTTGTAATCAGGATTTAGGCTTGTTTCCATCAACAACGCATTGACCATATCCGCCACTTGCTTTGCAGTAACAAATTTATCCTTCGCATCATTCACATCAACCGACGCGGATACTTTTTCAAAATCAGCATCAATACGAAGCGGATTTAACTTCAATACCCGCGTATACATTCTTTCTTCTTTTCGCCAATCCCCCGAGTAGGTTTTTAATTCGATATCATAAATCCCCGCGACCCGAAAAAAATCCCCCTCTTGATTTATTTTCAGATCCCGTAAATTAGAGAATCGGCAATTACCTTCAATGCAGGCATTCGACAATAACCCTTTTTTTGAATCATAAATAAAAGATTCATTCGCTAATGAATCAAGGTCATTAGAAAAAAGGTACGGAAGCGAACCGCCCGCCCCCACTCCTGTCATGTATCGATAGTTAACCACATTGGTATCATCTGAAAATAATACTTTTTTATCTAACGAGGCGACTTTGATATCATGGGTAACATCAGGAACGCGGAGCTGTTCAGCCACAAGCGCGAAAGTTGCCACGCCGGAAGCGGTTTTCAACACACTTTTGTTTTTCGCTAAATTCAAAATAGTTGAAGATAAACTGCTTCTAGTATTGTTAACCAGTGTCAGATAAACCGCATCATTAGCCGCGCCCTGTAAAGCCCGAGAAGCCACAACACGAGTAACCCCCGTTCTAATTAAATTCTGGCCTAACAAAGCCGCCACGACAGGCACAAAAGCATAAGTAAATAACGGTGTGAATATAAAAATAAAAATAAGCAGAAAGTTAAATTTTTTCATTCCGTTTACTCTAATACATTGTCAATCCCTGTATAACCGCCCATCCACATAATACCCCTGTGAAAAAGCTCATTAATTCCCACATAAGCAACTCTAAAAAAGGGGGGCTAAAAAGCCCCTGTTCATTAAAATGCGTTAAGCATACGGGCGACTTTCTTAATTCCCATCACCACGACGGCAACCCCCATAATTGACCCCGCAACGGCCACAACGGCCGTAATAATCGGGGAAACATCAATCTGCTTTAAAAGAGCATCCAGATAATTTGTTGATTGTGGCGAACCCTCCGCCGCAAACACGCCCTAACTCAACGCCACAGAAGCCATAACGCCCGCTTTTAAATACGTACTTGAGATAACATTTTTAATACCCATCATGCACCTATAAGTTAACCATTTTTATTATGCGTCCTAATCCATAACCTAATACATAAAAAATTAAGACAAGCCCTAACCCCGCTCCTAAGATATTCATGTTAAATTCACCTAGAGGCGGATTGTTTGAAACCATCGAAAATTGGAGTTTATTAACTTCTGATTTCGGTAATTTCAAAATTATATTATTACAACTATTGCTATCAGCACTTACATTTATATGAGGCTGACAAACTTTAGTCATAATTTCGGTATAGTCATCCATAAATAACTATTCCTGAAAACTCACCTATAACTTGATAAAGGTATAACATCATTATCGAACTAAAAGCCAATCCACAGACTTTACTAAAATAATGATAATCATAAGAAATTGATACTTGATTTAATATGTCTGATAATATTTTCTGACAATTGTTGGATATATCACATATTGAACCCGTTAAAGAAGAAATATTCAATCCTCCTCTTTAAAAGAATCATCTTTAATTTTAAATATTTTTCTTAATAACCAAAATAAAAAAATAGGAAAAACAATTATTAAAAATCCCAGAGTAAGATAAATAACATCAGTATCCATTTAAATTAATTCCTATTTCATTAAGTGCTTGACAGTTTCCATCGGCACATAAGAGACATTCCACTGATTAAACTCAAGACGAGGCGGATTATCACCAAAAGGCTTCCCTGGGTATAAGCTAGAGCCTGAAATCAGATATTTCCCTTCCGGTAATGGAATCCCTTCTGACAATGTGATAACCGTCTCTGACATTGAACGAGACCCCATATGAGCAATTACTCGCTGTAAATAGTAAGGAGTAATTTCACCCGTGTTCTTATTGGTGCGAGTCTTTTGTTCAATTTTTACATCAGCCGCAGTAACTTCAATATAAAATGGTATTTTGTCTAAAACGGACATATTGATACTCCTAGTTTTTCATTTATTAGTGTTTGATAAATCGGGGGCAAATCTAATTTCAGGTTTAAATCAGAAATATGATCATCCCGAACTATCATCGACAGAACGGCCTGAGTGTCACCCTCAAAGAAGTGAATAAGTTTTGCGATAGAAGAAGATGCTTGTTTTCTAAGCCAGCTTACTTTGGCTTCAATGGCATCAATAGCTTTACGACCATCACCCCTATTAATTTTTTTAGGCTTTGCTGAATTAATAGAAGCTGCATAAGCACATAACCCCGTATAAGTACCCTGAATATCTAAAAGTACTTCACTCGGGATTTCTGATAACTCTGCCTCAGAACGATGCCAAGTACCGGAAACTTTTTGTTCTACCGCTTTATCATAAATGCGCCAGTACACACGAGATTTACGTGATCCTACGCGGAACACATCAACAGAAAGAGATCCATCCCCTTCATGTTCAATCCAATTTGATTTTTTTGGTCGTTTTCCCATTCCTCCATAAAAAGCGTCATCGTTATAGGCAGCTCTTGCGGCATCTGGGGTAAAAATACAGTCGTAATCATCTGTAGCCAGATCCAAGCGTCTCAGAGATGTAATGTCAAGATGTTCAAACCAGCGGTAAATTTTTTCTGGGGTTGTGCCACTAAACACATGAGCACAGCCTTTTCCACCAATTTGAACGTAAAACGTGCCGTTAGTATGTTTACCTCCCCAATACAACGTCCCAAACTTTTCATTGCCACCATTTTCTGAATATAAAATTGCTGAGTCTTCATAAAAATGACCACCAATTCCGCGCGCTGGCCCAACAAATAATCCAAAAACAGCAGCTATAAAACGTTTCAGGCGAGAATGTAAACAGGATAGTAATTCTCTGTTATAGCGCTCAGCTTTACGATTAAGATCTTCAATGGCAGAAGAAAATACTTCATGAGAAGCAGGTAAAAATACATAGTCATCTGAAATCGTGTCGGAAAACCGACTGTGTTGATAATGTCGAAAGGATGGCAAATATTCGTATTTGCGCCATTCATGTCCTTTTTCCTGAAAAGTATGAACGTCTTTCATGCAAGAAAGAGGGGCTGTGAAATCGAGCCAATCAATAAAAACTGTTCTATCAGTAGCCATTTAAAGACTCCTGATAGCCAGTAAAGCACCCTGATGTTGCCGTCGTGGAGACGAGCACAATTTGATTGCCGTAGAGGGAGTTGCACTCGAAAATCAACTCATCAAGGGATGGGTAATAGTCCCATTCCCCATTGACAAGGGCATTTATGCCAAAGCCTGCGATGTAATCGAAGTAGATGATCTGCAT